TATAATAGAATGTAATGTAAAGATCTTTCCGTATTTTAACACAGCATCATTTACATCTTTTACTTCTAAGTTCCAATCGGGCATACTAACACTCCAACCAAGTTCAATTGCTTGATCAATTAGTTTACTTCCTGCTTCATCGCGATCAGGAACAACTACCTTCGTACTATTTAAACTGTTGAGTAGCATTGCCTGTTGATCTTTGATTTCACTTCCAAGTAATGCTACACCTTCAACAGCAATAGCATCAAAAGGACCTTCAACCACAATAGTATATAATCTTTCATAATTTTGAGCATCGAGATTGAATACATACCCAGGTTGTTGGTCACTGAGATACTTTGGATTACCGTCTTTGATCTTACGTGCGGTAAATCCAACTACTTCGCCTTTGTGATAAAATGGAATAATAATCCTATCACGATAGCCAAGTTCGGGTGTCCAATGGAATGGATAATCATCTAAAAATAAATTTCTTGTTTTTAGATACTCACAAACTTTAAACAGGTTGTTATCCATACCCGTTGGTTCAAGTGCTTGCCAGTCATCCCATTGATCTAATCTTCTTGCACCTTCTGGTAAACTCTTTGTTTCAAACTTTGGTAGTTCAATAGTAATATTAGAGTTACCAATTTCTGCAATTTGTAAACATTGTAGAGCAAGTTTAGTAATAACATCATCTGGTGTGCCTAACCATTCAAACAGTTTACGCATTTTGTAACTTAACTGTCTACCTGGTTGCCAACTTGCTTTGAATCCACAGTTGAAACAGTGATAACTTAATCCGCCATCACCGTTTGAAATAAGTCCGCCACGTTGTCTTTTGTCTGCTGAGTCACCGTTGTGTATACAACAAGGCGCATTGAAACTTGTCCAACCACTGGGTGTGGTTTTACGCTTAGAAGGTAAGTGTAGTGTTAGTGTTTCTTGTACGATGCTCATACTATTATTATAGTATAAACTGTCTAAAAAGTCAACTAATTTCGGACAAGAACTTTATCAATTGTTCCAGATGTTTTGGTATACTTGGCTCTAATAAAATTGAACACACCATTAAAGTTTAAGTACTCTGGTGTTGTTGGACTGTTATAGGTAGCAGAAGTAATGTCTACCCAATTTATAGGATTTTGATTTTCAAGTGACCCTTGAATTGTTACATCACCAACAAATCCTGTAGAATAAACTGCAACAGTATGCAGTGCAGTATTTCCGTTTAGTGCAGGCTCAGCCGTAATTTTTTCACTAACAAATGTATCTGTTTCTGTTTCTGTAAATGTTGATACACTGTAACTGTCTTTAGGTCCTGGAAATGCATTACTGTGAACTTCGATAGTACCTGACATTTCAAAGTGTGCATTTGAATATGTAATTACTTTGCTGTCGTCACTGTCTTTGACAAGGTATACAGCATAACTTAGATATTGGTCTTTGATGTCTAACAGTTCTGTTTCAGTGATATTAACCGTAAATTGACCTTTGTAACTTGGAGTAGAAGTTTCAATGATAGTTCCTGTTTTAGATAATATCTGTGTTTTAGATTCGTCGTACGCTACAAACTTAGGTGTATACACATTTAAAATGCTTACAGGTTTTTGATCGTTGTTTTTAATTTCAAATGTTAAGGTATTGTCTATACCTCTATATACTTTTAGATTTTTTGCGTACACTGTTCTAAACTCCGTTGTTATACCCGTAGCCAAATCTGCTACGAGATTGGTTTTGTCATTGACTAAATATCTGGGTGTAAGTTGCATACACATATTTATTTAAAAGAATCATGCTAAGAAAAGACATAGAAGAAAAATTTCCATTTTTAAGCGTAGTTACCTACGGTGGGCAGGAGTACATCGGAATTGTCAACAACCAAGACAATTTCATAACAACCATGTACAGTTTAGACGAATTGCTGAATAATGAGCATAGAGATAAGTTCTTAGAATTAGGAGAGATATGGTGGTGGGAATCAAATCGAATGATGCCGATTAATATCTTTTTACGACACGAGATGGAACCGTTTAGATACTGTATGGTTAATATGAACAGTAAAGATGTTAAGATTATACACGGTCCAACAGTTAATTTAAAGAACTTAACTATCAAACGTGTTAAAAGAAGATCAGTCCAGTTGCTTAAAAAACCAAAGTAAACTACGGGTGCTGAGCACTAACCATTTCACAAATTAGATTCATTTGAACTACTATTGCATGAGCATATGCAACTGCGTGTGCTTTCTTAAAGTAGTACTCACCGTTCTTCGGTTTCGTCCACACTTCTTTCATCACCGTGTCCCACGATTTCCCAAGCAGATGCCTCTTCGCTGGACGGATAATTGCTAACACTGACGCTAACTGGATTATGCTTTGTGGTTTCATCGTTTGAAGAATAGTACTGTGATCTCCTACGTGAAATAATTGATTGCTGAATTCTGGCTCGGTGATTAAATCCCATAATGGTTCCTTTTCCATGAGTGATACAAGATGCTGTTCATCTTTTATATCTTTATATAGCGAAACATTAAGAAAGTCAAGTTTAAAGTATCCTCTATCCTCGGCTGTTTCATAATCTAATGTTGATAAGTTGTCAACAGGATTGTGTGGAACTTCTGTAACATATATGCCTGTGTTGTGTTTTTTACCTGTAGAGAGTTTTGCTACTCGATGTTTAATTTTATCAAGTACAATATCTCTGTCAGCAAAATCAATATCAATATCAGGCATCTTTATCGCTTACTAAGTTTGATGGTTTTTCGATAGGCAATCCGCATCTATTAAACCATCTGTTATCATCTGTAACATAAACATGACTTCTAAATTTACTTCCGTCAATATCTTTGCAAGTAATTGCACGTTTATGAATAGCACCTTTATACTGTGTATAATCTCTTTGCATTAATCTCATAGATCCGCCACTTGCAGGCGATTCATAAATTCTATCAATGCTTTCACCATCAGGTCCCATATGATTAGAAGTCAATTTGTAATTTAAATCTTTGTAGTTTGTTTCTTCACTCATTTTTATTATTATAGTTTATTGTTATTATTTTGTCAATCACAAGTTTGCCTTTTGAGCAATCTCTTTTACCAGTTCCACATCTGCTGGTGAACGTTTAAAACGTAATGCCCAGTGTTGTGGATCTACTACAGCATAAACAATTTCTAATTGTTCATCACTAAATTTAGATAGCATTTCTTTTCCGCTTTTGCAATTCAATACAAGCCATGGACTTACTTTACCGTCCTTGAGATGTTGTGTTACACGATTCAAACTTGCATAACGAAAGTAATGTGTCCACGGAGCGTTATTTGCATCAGCCCAATCCATCATGGTTTTTATAGAACGTTCTACTGCTGTTTCAACGCCTTCCTTTTTGATAAGTTCGAGTGCGTACTTTTCGTATAGTTCATCTCTGCACCAGTGGTCGAGTTTAACTCCTGAAGTGACCACGTAGTCAACATACTTTTCTGGATAGAGTGGTCGTACATTTGAAACAAAGGAACCAAACTTAACAAAAGCATTGTAGTACTGACTCTTGCAAAATTCTTCATAGGTTTTATTCTCTTTTGCATTTTGACATAGTTGATAAAAACGTGTGAACGCATAAAAGCCTAACGTAACGTGCTTCTCATCTTTTTGTAATGCCCTACGCTTTTGTTCACACATATGTACTGCAAGAGTTTTTTCTCTTGTGTACCCTGTCTTACAATATGGACATACAAAAGGCTTATCCATTTTAATAGCCTCGAACGTAATGTTTGTTAGGATTGTATCCTGCATTTCTAATAGCATCTCCAATATCTTTATAATGTTTTGTTTGTTCTAATACTTTTTGCATTTTCTCTGCAAACTGTCTATCTATTTGCAAATTAACTTTAGGGCTGATTCTTTCTTTGAGCCAATTGTAATACATCATTGGAGTAGGGTGATAATCAATAGTAGGTTCCTCACCTAAGTCACCTAAACGTGCACCTACAAAACTTAATCTTGAGTCACAGTTTTTTACAGTCCAACCATACATATCATCTGGTACCCAATAATTGTTCATGAATATTTTTTCATAGCCTTTATACTTTTGTACTTCTGGTCTGAGATCTGTACCGAATGTCATTATAACTTTACATTTTGTATTTCTTGCTAATGCAACAGCACCGTGAATATAATTCAATGTGTGCATTTCAAAACTTTGTTCATTCCAAATTTTATTAATAACAAATGCTTTCAACGGATCAGCACCTGTGTCTGTAAATACGTTACCGCCCGGATACCAACTTTCAGGTAATTGCTTATCCCATATGTGCTGATCAAATCTATGAATATCTGTCCATTGAATTATAATTGTATCTCTGCTTGATAAATTCATAGTAGCAACTGCTTCAGAAAATCTTTCAAAGATCTGTCTATTGCCTGCACCTCTATTGGCCCAGTTATAAAATTCTTCATAACTTTGTCCTAAGATATCTGCCCATGTTGGCCAATGATACCTTGTTAAACTACAACCAAATGTAATTAATCTTTCACCCTTAATTGCCGCCATGATATTCCTCTATAAATTTTTCAACGTCTTTCTTTTTGTTTAGTTGTACTAACATTGCGATTTCGTCTGCTTTCATATTAGGAAAAACCTTTTCAAGTTCTTTACCTAACTTATTTGTGTTAGCGCCTTTCTTTTTATATCCAATCCATTCGTGATATTGAATTTTCTTTTCTGCACTTGAAGTCATGCACAATAGTTGCCATAACAGTTTCTGATGTTTAGCAATAGTAAAATAGTTTTATTG